CTCAGCAACAGTGCCACCATTATCATCACCATAAGTCGTCAAAGCAACACACTTCTTGAAATCACCAATGGGCACACTTGGATAGATTGAGAAAAAACAACAGCGAAGATTTAATAGACCACAGAAACCATTTATGATCACAGTGAGCGAATTTCCGGAAACATGTCCACCACTCGTCAAACCCACAAGATCTCCGTTGAAAGCAATCAAAGCATATACTAGATCACCAGCCATGGCCTCCATAACGCTTATGTCATCGCTATTGTACCCAGGAAGTACCCGTGCCGCATCAACAAACAATCTTATGGCTGCAAGCAAAAGTTGAGAAGATAACTTCTGGTCGTAACTTTTGTAATCGCCAGCTATCATCCTCTCTTTTCCGTATTTCACTATGTGGACATACAACTGCTCCCACTCTCGACTATGTGCATTTATGCCCACGGCAGTTTCACATATGAGAGGGTTCATTTGAATGGCTCGAATGATAGGGAGGAAATATGTGCGAACATTGAATGTTAATGCGATTGCACTAGCATATATGGTTCTACACTTGAGTTTACCAGGTGTACTGAAAGCCAAGACTTCGTCTTTGAGACATCCTTTCGCTATAGATCCTGCTCGTTTGCCTGCCTTGTAACATAGCATGCATCTATCTATCTCATCCTGCACAATGGGCAAGAATTTTATAACTCTCCCCTTTTCGTCATATTCTGCGAATTGAGACTTGGGTCCTGATCCTGGGTATCCTATTGAAGTGTCCATATGTATGGCATCTACAAATCGTGCGCCGGATATGCCATGCAAATTTTGTTCATACGTGAGAGGTCTAAGAGATTCACGCCATTTGGTCTAGAAAAAATGGGCATGTAATGAACCTTAAAATCTGCAACAGCCTTTTGCAACAACTCTGGGGGAAACGGTGTTGCTGGCTGTGCCATACTAGAGATGCACTTTTGCCACCCAAACCACTTTGGTGATATGGTTGGGGGGCCATAAATGTTCGGAAGGTCCATGATGTCCATAACATGCTCACTAATGGGCGTCACTTTAACACCAGTACTAGGGGTAGTCATGCCAAAACACCCGCCATAGTATTCTATTTGGGATGGGTTGGGCATAAAATTCAAGCAGGACTTCCTATGTAATTTAGCATCAGTCATGATTTC